CACAGGAACCTCTGTGACACGAGCTGGCGGAGGTGGGGGTTCTTATGCTGGCACTGGTGGAACTGGCGGAGGTGGGGATGCCTCTGATTCCACAACGGCAGTAAGTGGGACTGCTAACACTGGTTCTGGTGGTGGAGGAACAAACTCAGGAACTGCTGGTGCTGGTGGTTCCGGTATTGTTATCGTAAGAGTGAGAACAAACTAATGCGACTGGTCAAACCCTGGCCAAACGGCTATACGGTAAATAAGCGCTCACCCTACGGTCCCCGGGTCCACCCGATTACCCGTAAGCGCAAGTTTCATCACGGTGTAGATGTGGCTCTGCCTGTCGGCACCATTCTGACTGCCCCGGCTGACGGTGAGGTTGTCCATAAAGGTGACAGCAAGTCAGGTGGCTACACTCTCATTCTGAAGCACGACCCGCACCTCTACACCGTCTACTATCACCTTCAGAAGCCCTCACACCTAGCTCTGAAAGCCAAAATAGACCAGGGAGAGGTAATCGCCCTATCGGGAAATACTGGAGCCTCCACGGGTCCTCACCTCCACTTTGAGGTGCGCCGGTCCCAGCGTTGGGGAGATACGGTGGACCCGATGCCTTTTTTCTCTGAGGCGGGTCAGCCCCGCAAGCTGGTTGAGGATGGGATACTAGGTAAGAATACTTGGTCGGCTCTGTCGAGGATGCTGTCAGCCAAAGGGTATTACAAAGGTGCGGTCACAACCGGCAAGGACCGGGCACTAGTGCGAGCGCTACAGTCATTCCTGAATGAAGGCGGATGGTAATGGCTGACGAATCGTCCACCCGAATCACGATGAAGGAGCTGTATTTGCAGGTTCAGAAAATCCAGTCCATGCTGGAGAAGCTCTCGCATCAGCTACCGAACTTGAACGATGAACTCAAGGATATTGAACAGCAGGTCAAGGACCACGAGGAGCGTATCCGCAAAGTGGAGATGCGCGTTTGGCAGATGATGGCGATAGCCTCATTCCTTGCCGCAATCGTGCCTTTTATCACCAGATTCATTCCGTAGATGGGTAAACCATCGTGGGCGGTGCGCCGTCGTATTATTTGGACCGGCATTGGTGCTGGTCTATTTATGATTCTTTTTGGGACCGTGGCTGTGTTCTCGGACCGGATAGGGTCCTCAGATTTGATTACGGGCGGAGTGGCTCTAATCACACTTGTTCTCACCAGCTACATTGGTGGAGCGACCTACGAGGATGTCAAGTTGGCAAGTCAATTAGGAGATGGTTCAGATGGATAAATGGGTCAAGTATTGGAACTTCGCAGGGGAGAGAGCAGTGAAAACAGGGGCACAGACAGCAATCGCTACTATCGGTGTCGGGGTCACTGGAATCTTCGAGGTGGACTGGATGAATCTGCTTTCAGTTACCGCGCTGTCAGCTATCATGTCGTTGCTTACGTCAGTTCTTACTTACGACAAGCAGGTGAGCGAGTAATGGCTAACCTGGACTTGATGGAGAATATCGGCGGGTACGCTTGTCCCGTGGACCCGGCAGAGTTGGTGAACTGCGAGGGTTGCCAGTAGTAGACTAGATACGAGTATGCCCCGGGTTCTTCCTCCAGATTCTTCCCCGGGGCATACGTTCGTATTGAGTTACTTCACTTCTTCCCAACTGGGGTCACCGACTGGTCTTCCAGCCATGTCGAGCATCATGCTCGCCAGGTGTAGGTCTTTCATCAGACCCTTGGGGACCGAGGTAGTGTTACCCTCACTGTCAGCCCGCCCAACTAGAATCGCCGGACCAACCAACCTGCGACCACTCAAGACGCTAGCCAGAGTGTTCAGTTCCAGGTCAATCAGCAGACCTTCCTCATTGACGATGACCTCAAAGTCATCCTCTGGGTTCACCACGAACTCAATGAGTCCGCCAACTATGCGTTGCATATCCTTGAGCCCGTCAATCTCAACGTGAATTGCGGACCCGTTCGGGTTCACCTGGATTGCGTTTATCATCATGCTCCTCCATTCTTGCGGTATTCCTCAGTTATCTGACCGATGCGCTGCTTAGACACTCCAAGGTGGTTAGCAATGTCGGTCTGCGATATACCCAACTTGTAGGCGTATATCACTTCCTGTCGGACAATCTCATTGAAACGCGTTATGCGTTGTTCGAGCTTTGCCCTTGAGGTCTGAAACAGAGCCAGTTTTGCCAGTTGCTTATCCTGCTCTTCCATTGTGTTCTCCTATCCGTAGATGAGTACAAGAAACCAGATGGCTACGAAGCCAACTAGTATGGACCATTCCTGTAGGTTGCTAGGCACGGGTCACCTCATACTGTCCGGCACCGTTGTCGTAAATCGCAGAGCCCAGGTCCACGTCACGCGTTTCCAAAGCACCCTTGAGGACCTCCAGCGTGTTCCCGTGCCGGTCCCGTGCCGAACTCTGGTCGTATTGGTCCAGGAAGTCACAGTAGGCGTAGTAAAGCCCGAGCCTCATGCGAGTGTCCATAGAAGCGTTATGGTCCATCTCTACATCTGGTTCGGGCAGGTCCCAAGCCAACCACATCATGGCGGTAGGTCTGGGTTGTTTTGGAAGCATCGTGTCAGCGACAGCGCGGATAATCTCATCCACGTGAGCCACCCAGACCACTTCCTCATTGACTATCTGCTGAAGCTGGTTGTGGAAAGCCAAAAGCATCGCATTCTCCTGCGACCTTTGCATCTCAACCAGCGTTTGGTGTATACCCATTTCATTCTCCATTCTTCAGGGGAGTAAGGCACTCCCTCCACTAGTCTAGCGGACTAGACGGGAAAAGCCTAGATTGTCGGTGGTCCGAGATAGACTTGGGGAAACCCGAGATACCTAGGAGGAAAAATGGGTTACTACAAGAATCTGGAAATAGCGTTACAGGTTGAGGAGCCTGACCGCTACCCGACCCGGCGTGACTTGCGGAAACGTGGGACATACCGGAAGCCCAAAGCAGTTTGGGTGCTCGATGCCCGCGAGATGAGTTTGATGCTCGCGGGCTTATTTTGTGCGCTGGTACTGGGAGTCATCCTGGGTTATGTGGTTGGAGGTGGGCTAGATGCCTAGAGCCAGAAACACAGACCCAGTTACCAGTGACCTAGCGGCAGAGAGCGTCAAGAATGTAACTGAAACCCAGTCGTTCATTCTGCGTTGTCTGAATCGAGGCAGACCGGACCACGAACTGATAGAGGCATACCGGGCGTATAAGACTGCGCCGTATGCTTCCGAGTCTGGTATCCGGTCCCGCCGGTCTGAGCTTGTCGAGCGTGGGATGGTCCGCGATTCCGGCAAGCGCACAACTACCCGGAGTGGTCGCAAAGCGATTGTCTGGGAGCTGACTAGCAAAGGTGTCCGAGAGCGTATGTTTGGAGGCAAAAGTGCATAGGTCAAGACAGCAGGATGTGGAGAGAAGCAAAGCTGTAGCCAAGTTCATTGGGACCTGGGAAGTGCGCTTAGAGCATGACGGTGACCGTTTCACGTTCAAGTTGCTCAACTATGAGCACAACAGGGATGTGGGGAGACCCGAGCGTGCGTCTACCGTGCTAGTGACCCATACCCGGAGCATCGAGGATGGGTTCCACGAGATGAAACTGGAACTAGCCAAGTTCATTCCTGAGGAACTATTTTGATTGCCGTGAGGCGTTTCATCGCCAGTTCCTCACAGAATCGCCAAGCCTGGTTGGAAGCCAGGGAGATGGGAGTCACAGCGACTACCGTTGCCCGGTCCGCCACGCCCAAGGGGTTCGAGAATGAAACTATCCACCGTGCCCCGTCTGAGGTCATCGAAGGCAACGCCTACATTGACTTTGGTGTGGAGCAGGAGTCAGTTATCGCACAGTTCCTGAAAGATGAGTTCGAGATTATGCCTAACGACTGGCTTATCTCAGCATCCGAGGAGCACAACCGGTATATGGCTACACCCGATGGGCTATCCCTGGACCATCATCTGATATCGGAAATCAAGACCACCGGCAAGGATTGGGGTGAGGAGAAATACATTCCCATACATTACCGGAGGCAAGTCCAATGGCAACTATTCTGTACTGGTGCCGCACGATGCCGATTCGCTTGGCTACTGCGAAAAGAGGTAGATGGTGTCATGGTTCCTGCTTGGTTCGAGCCAAAGAGCATTTGGATTGAGCGGGATGAGCAAGAAATGAACAAACTGATAGATGTAGCTGACCGGCTACTCGAATGGAGGAAAAGCAATGCCACAGTTCAACCTTGACGAATATGAACTCGTAGAGGACCGCATCCGTGCGTTCTACAACGACCACCCAGATGGGCGCATCGTGACCTACGAGATGACAACTGACGATGACCGAGCCAAGGGCTACTTTGTGGTCCGAGCTGAAGTGTTCATTGACCACGATGACCAGCACGCTAGGTGCCCCAAGGCTACCGGGTTGGCGTTCGAGATTGAGGGAGGTGCGGGAGCTAACCGTACTGCCGCATTGGAAAACGCAGAAACCTCAGCTATCGGTAGAGCCCTGGCTAATGCCGACTACGCTAAGGGCAAGCGCCCAAGCCGTCAGGAGATGGAGAAGGCTCAGCGTGGTCCGGTCAAGAAGGATGCCAAGATTGCTCCGGAATCGGCGGTCAAAGCAATCCTGGAAGCTAAGGATGTCAAGTCACTGGAAGCGGAGTGGAATAAAGCAGTTGAGGCTGGATATTCTGCTAGTGTCGCTGACATCGTAAAGAAGCGCAAGAAGGAGGTGAGCTAATGCGTACTTTAATGAAGGAATTGGATAAGCGTTTGCTTGAGGAGAGTCAGGCTTACGTCAAGCATTTGGCTGGGTCCCGGTCCGTGCCTGATGTCAGGCAGACCGCTTGGCTTTGGGACTTTTACTACAAGAGCAAGACTTTGCTCAAATACAACCGGAGCAAGAAGATGAAGAATGTCGAATCTCACTCCGCATGATGTAATGGCGACCCTGGAGTCAATCTCCAAGGATATCCAAACCCATACAGATGAGTTGTCCCGACTGGATGAGGAATGTGTGAGAGCCAGGGTGAAGCACAAAGTGGCTTACGCCCGGGCATTCCTCTCCATCGAGGGACCTATGGACGTCAGACGCTTCACAGCGGACCTGGAGACCCGTACAACCCTGCTAGAGACGGAACTAGCCGACCAGAAGCATAGAGCCTGCCAGCAGGCGCTGAAGGCGTTACGGGATAGGTTGGAAGTGGGGCGTTCGATATCGGCGCTGGTCCGAATGGAGTGGGGAGCCAATGGCTGACGACTGGATTGTCAATCCCATCCAGGGGAATCCCCCAGACAGGGTGGTTAGGTTCACCGTGCCTGGGGAGCCCAGGTCCAAGCAACGCCCAAGAGTGACGAATCACGGCACGTTCACGCCCAAGGAAACAATGGAGGCTGAGCGTAAGGTCAGGGACCACTGGCGGGCTCTCAATGAGGAGCCTTTCACGTTCCACGTTTTGGTCGAGATTGAGTTTTACAATGGGAATAAGCGCAGGCGTGACTTGGACAATATGGCGAAACTGGTTCTTGACGCCCTCAACGGTGAAGCTTACGATGATGACTTCCGAGTGGTCGAGATGAATCTGACCAAGCGCTATACGAGCAAAGACAAAGCCAGGACCGTAGTTGTTCTGAGAGAGATTATTGAGTGGCCTGATGAAGCGGATAACATTCAACCGATACTTGTCTAGGGACTGGGGTTGCCTTCACTGTAGCGACCTGGAAACTGCGGTCCCACACCATAGGCTCAATCGTGGGATGGGTGGCTCCAAGGAGCGTGACAGACCATCGAATATCATTACGCTTTGCTCGTTCTACAACGGGCTGATTGAGTCTGACTCTTTTGCGGCTGAGCGAGCCAGGGAGATGGGATGGAAACTACGGAACGGGCAGAATCCGACCACGACTCCAGTTTGGGTGCCCCGGCTGGCTTCCTGGGTTCTGCTCGATGACAACTTTGGAATGAATCTTATTGACTCAGGGCGAGCCTCTCCCGTGGAGGGTCCTGCGTTCTAGGATTGGCGAGAAGAATCTGGGAGGATGAATGCCGATAGTCCGACAGCGACTGGAGTTTGAGGGTCGCTTCACACAAATACCTAACGATTGGTTGCGGGACGGGAATCTCTCGCTGAAGGCAAAGGGACTGCTAGCTCAGCTCTTGTCCCACTCTGACGGTTGGTCCGTTTCC